CATCATCGACGGAATGCCTGCCAGCATCCTGACCGGCACCGACCACACCCCTGCACCCTGGGAGGAATGAGTTATGAAAAAGCTGTCACACTTTCGCACCCATGCCCGTGCCCTGCTGGCCTGCTATTTGGATATGACCCCGGAGCAGCAGCGCCTTGCTCGCGCTTACATTCAAGATAAGGCCCTGCCGGAGGTGCAAGCCCTGCGTAACGCAGCCGGTACGCCCGGCGGGGCGCTGGCTGCTGACCTGTTGCAAAATTTGCAACAACCTTGCAACCGCGAATAACAACGTGCATTTTTTGCACATTGCTCGTGCATGTCGCGCGTATCGTGCAAATACGCATTTTTTTGTGGATTTTTCCACCGAAAACAATGCTCGAATGGGGATTGACGTCAACAACCAACGGTTTTATAATATGGTTGTGAACAGGTTTACAGGCCAAGCAACTGAGATTTCTTTGCGTTGTACTCCGCTTCCGTGATGGCCCCCATATCCAGTAGCTGCTTAAACTTCAAAAGTTCATCGGCGGAGCAGGGGGCAGCCGGAGCAGTGCCCTGCGGCTGTTCTGGAGAGCCTTTGCAACTCTTGAGAAACGCAGTCATTCCGCCGGGATAAACCGTTGTCGGCAAGTTGCTTTCGCCTAGTGGAAGCGCAAAGTGGATAGACACGCTCTCTTTACTGCGACCCTTGCGGGTCTCTGTTTTAGCGGTGGTAGCGCCCACGATCGCACCCACAGGCCCGGCAACGGTTGCACCGATCACGGCACGGGCAATGCCACCCTTTGTCTCTGTCACCGTCAGATCGTCAGGCGCGTCAGATTCATAACCGGCGACTTCATCAAAGCTGTAGATCATGCGAGGGCTTTTATCACCGCCGCGGTGCCCAAAACAGAACAGCCGGTTGGTTTTGTCAATGGACACAAAGAGCGCGTCACCATCATAGATGGAATCGGTTTCTTTGAACACCTTCCGACGCTGTTCCAGTGTAGCCCAGTAGTCCGCAAGGGCGGCTGTTGACTGCTTTGCTGCCCGGAAACCCAGCTTAGAATAGAAAAAGTTGCTGCAGCTGGCGCAGATCAGGCCGTCCGCGCTTTTCTCACGGTTCAGAAGGCCCAGCTTGCCGCCGCAGACAGGACAGGCATTTGCCATAATAAACACCTCACATATACAAAAATAGGCAGCCAACCAGCTGCCGAAAAACTAAATTATCAAGGAAAATGCCAAAGGAGGAAAATAAAGTGCAAGAAAATAGCACAATGTTTGCAAAATGTGATACAATTGAAGAAAAAGAATCGCACGACAAGCTTGTGCGTCTTGCCATCAGTGAGATTCTTTCGTTATCCGAAAACCAGCTTCAAGAAGTCATTCGGAGGTATTATGCTGAGTTGTAGACTTACGATTTGGAAAAAAGACAAGAACGGAAAATGGTATTGCCCCAAGAACCAACATCGGATCTGGCGATTTTTCCGCGAAGACCTTTTCGGGTGGATTAACTGGTTTTTACCCGAAAAGAAGAGGTAATACATAATCCGAAATCAGATTCACAAGAATCGGAATCAAAATCAAGGTGACAATACCGCCGACCACTTTTGTCGGGAGCGAGAACCTGCTTGCTTTTCTATCTCGCAAATACTGCCTGCCGTTTTCCGTGATCCAAACTGCGGACTTACGATAGCTCACCGATTCGGAATCTGCAAAGCCAAGTTCTTCAAGCGCCGTAGCGTCTTGAAACAGTTCTTTTGTCCGTTCAACGCCACAGGGATATTCCCGATCGAGGACTTTCAACAGTTTGAGCTCTTTTCTATTAAGATGTACGTTCACTCTGGAAGCTCCTTTTTAACTGCCTGAGCAATCCGAACAATTTTCATAATGTTTTCGTCGTCCATGTCCTCCAGCGCTTCCAGCAGCGCCCGGCGGGCTGGTGACAATTTTTCAAGCTCAATGCCATCTAAGGCGTTGGGCTTTTCTTTTTGCTCTTCGCCGGTCAACTCTTCGACCGTGACACCAAAGTAGTCGGCAAGCTTTTGCTTTGTAACCGCAGAAGGCTTTTTGCCGTTTTTCCAGCCACTGGCAGCCGCGTTAGAAAGGCCAATTTCTTTTGATACCGCAGTTGGGGATTTGTCGTGAACAGCACACAGCTTTATATAGTTGTCGTAAAAAGTGCTCATAAAAGCAGCTCCTTTTTCGTGCATCCATACAAAAGTTAGTAAAGTTAGTGCAAAATGTTGACAACTAACTTAGCTAGCTGTATAATGCTCTTGTCAGTTGAAATAGTTAACAAAACACAAAGCTCCAGCGGGTCGCACCGCCTAAGCTTTTTTACTATGTGTCTGCAACTACATAGTAACACACTTTGTAAACTTTTTCAACTGGTATTTGACACGGCGATAAGAAAAAATCTGCCTGCGGTTGTTTCACAGACAGACTTTTCACCGATTTGTCACCAGAACGCACTTGCACCCCGGCGGTAATGCAAACATGCGCGTTTGCACGTCTTTTGCGCCATGCGCGGCGTAAAAGTAACGCCGGGGCTGCAAAAACAACTTGCAGGGCTATGGGTACGCCGCTTCCTTTGGCGGGTCGGCACCGCCTTGTAAGCCCTAGCGCTTCACGCACATGCTCGTGTCTGGAACTGGCTGGCTCAAAAGTTTGGTCATCGAAATCACCTGCCTTTTGAATCAGTTTAACTAGGAGCCTTGAACAGTATAGCAAATCGGTGCGCCGTTGTCAATTTTGTTTCAACTTACGTTTTAAAGGAGGTGTGAAAGTGCCTGAAAAATGGACAGGCCGTTTAGTAGGCCGGATGCACAACAACCAGATTACAGTAGACGACGTAGCAAAGCATCTTGGGTTTTCGAGAAGCTACTGTTCGCTGATTTTGAACAGCAAGCGCAACCCTCCCGGCATTCGGGAAAAGATGGAAGCTGCCGTCAGCGAGATCATCAAGGAAAAGGAGGACAAAACGGCATGAGCGAATTAAACAATCTCATCCCCATTAGCTACGACAACCCGGAGCGCCCCACGGTGAGCGGCCGGGAGCTGCACGAATTCTTGGAAGTCAACACACCTTATCGCATTTGGTTCCCGCGCATGGTCGAATATGGATTTACCGAGGGTGAAGATTTCAACCCGTACAAAAATGTACGAGTTCAGTCGGAAGGCAACCGAGAGGTGGAACGCACGATTGACGACCATCAGCTGACCATCCCAATGGCCAAAGAGCTCTGCATGATTCAGCGCAACGAGCGTGGCAAGCAGGCCAGGCAGTATTTTCTGGCCATTGAAGCCCAGTGGAACAGCCCGGAAGCGGTCATGCGCCGGGCGGTGCTTATCGCCCAGAAGCAGAACGACCAGCTCAAGGCCGCCAACCGCCAGCTTCTGGCAGAGAACAACGACCTGAAGCCGGATGCAGAGTATGCCCGGGCGGTGTGCGTGGGCAAGAACTGCCGCACCACTACCACCCTTGCCAAGGATTACGGCCTGAGCGCCGAGAAACTCAACAGCATCCTTCACGGCCTGAAGATCCAGTACAAGACCAGCGACGGCCAGTGGGTGCTATACGCCAAGTATTGCGGCAAGGGTTACACCAAAAACCGCAAAGGCCGTCCGTTTGAGCACAACAGTGGCAAGATCACCACGCCAAACACAACCGTTTGGACGGAAGCGGGCCAGCGGTTCATTTATGAGCAGCTCAAGGCCATTGGCCTGACGCCCAGCATCGACCACAAAGAGAATGTGGAACAGACCACGTTTGAAAGGGGTGCGTAACATGAAATTTACGATGCGAGATAAGATTTGCAAGCTCATCGGCAAGTACAACGAGTTGGAACAGCAGGCTATGGTTAATGTCGCTGGAGGTGCATTTCGCACTATGCTCGGCAAGATGCCTACCAAAGAAGAGGAAAACGCTTCGGAGAAGGCCAGCATTTACCACTGGATGCAGGAGGATTTGAAGCAGCTACTGGAAGAGGACGAAGCCCCGGCAGACCCACGCAAGACCGCCCCGGCTGGCAAGTGGTGCGCGGACTCAGCGGCACAGGCAGCTGAGAGCGCCGCAAAGGTGGCACGGAGCAATGGGTGAAGTACTATCGATCATCATCGCGTTTGCCGTCCTTCTGGGCATCTCGTAGGGCGTTACCTGCGCCGCCGTGTGGGCCATCTGCGCATTGATGCACTGGACGTTCACCTGGGCCGTCGGAACGGCGGCGTGGATCGCGCTCTTGCTCATTGGCAGTTTTGGTAGCTCTAAGAAGTGAGGCACTGACCATGCCTGCACAGAAGAAACACACTAATAAAGGAAGGTTATAAG